GGGGAGTATGGGGAGAACCTTCTCAACGGCAGTCTTCGACAGACTAACCATTTGACCGAATACGGCAGGCGGCACTAACTCTTGCACCAACGACGGAACATACTCAGTTCGAGTAGTCTCGCCCCATACCATAGACCAGTTCTGTGTCTCTTTCACGCAATCTTCAACAGGCATATTTCTGTCAAATACTTCGTTCTTCAAGTGAGCGTCAATAGCGCGTTGCCTGCGGTCAAGCATTTGCTTAGACGCTTTGATTGTAGCCAGTTCGTTTAGCATCTCGTCTAAGTCTTCACCACTGGGTGCTATCATATCCCATGCGCCATTCTGCATGAGTTCCTGTGCCTTCGGACATAGGTCGGAGTAAGCACACCATTTGCACCCGTCGCCAATTGTAGCAATGCCTTCCTCTATCGAGTCAATCCATTCATACTGAGCCTTCAACCATATTTTGAAATCGTCAATTTTCTTATCCGTCCAGGTCGTGCTAACTACGCCGTAGCGTAGTAAGTCGAAGGTGAACTTGATTTTCTTTTCCGGCCACCACTCACGAGCAACGGCGAGATAGATTCCAGCCTGTATCGAATTGTCAGCCTCAGCCTGTGTCATGTTTGCACGAACGGTTTTGTAATCAACGAGTTCGATAGTGCCGTCTCGGTGTTCAAGAATAGCATCAATGAATCCAAAGACAGGAGTGCCGTTGGATAATTTGTATGGGTTGCGGTGTGAACCAAAGCCGCGCTCGGTGTCAATGATACGAACAGGTGGTCGTCCTCGTCGGTCGAACCAACGAGTTAGCATTTGCTTCCCGTCCATATAGAACTGGAAGTCAACTTCGTTTTTCGCGTTCTCTTCTTCATAGAGGTCCAACAGACGAGCGAATGATAGTTTGCCTGTCTTTCCATCCTCGTCGGGCTTTCGCCAGTGTTCTAACGCGTTGTGAACATTAGTTCCGACGCGCGCGGCTTGAGAGCCGTCACGGTGGTTGGACTTCTGTTTTAGAGCCACTTCATCGTGGCCCTTTGGGTCGTAGTGGTATTCATACTGTTTAGAGCAATTTTTAGCCATCTTGAGTCTGCTGGCTGACAGATAGGGAACTTTCATACAAAGAGCGAACCCGACTCGGTATATCAAGCGACCGGAAGCCTATCGCCATCGTGGCCCTTCTATCCACCCTACGAGCGATTTCCGATGTCCGCTCGTAATAGGTGTCACGAAATGTTCATGATACGAAGGGAACACAATTACTGTGCCTTTCTTCATCATGTCAACTGGGGGCGGAGATTGCGTGTGTGAGAATCCGAGTTCGCCGCCTTCGTAGTCTTCGGGGTCAGACAGTTGAACGACGACGCTTAGTTTGCGGTGTCGTCCGTCCTGGCGCATCCAGTCTATGTCGTGGTGCGAATCATACTTATGACCAGCCTCAGAATACTCAGTGAATTGTAGCGGGGGCAATGTTGACAAAGATAGGTCGAATACTTGATTTGCCTGGATAGCGAAATCCCACACTCGCTGGTGTAGTTCCCTATACACATCGTCGTTAGCAACCCAGCGTATGTCAGTGCGCCTGTGGTCGTCCTCTTCTCCGGTGTCTCCGGTTCTGAAAGTCGTTGCCTTTTGCACTGGTAATTTCTGACACTTCTCGACCCATCCATCAATGGTCTTCTCGTCAATACCACCGGACCACATCAACCACGCAGGGTGGTCCATTCAAGCCATCCCCTGCTTCGTAGCCGCATCCCAAAACCGTTCGGGGGTTGGGTTCTCAATCTTGAACGGAGAGCAGGCTCTTGACTTCTTGACATGAGCCGTATGGCGCACTTGAGTCTCGCCACCCTTCGTCCTTTGTTGCTGAGCAAACTCGACTATCCAGTCAAACAACGGGTCGGTTTGGTCGGGCCTGCCTGCGGCGGACACAACCTGCTTCTCTTGAGCAGTTCCGAAGTCCTGTGTGTATTGTCTGAGAAGGACGGTGGATAGGAAATGATACCCATACAGTTCACCGCCTATCTTGAGCCTCTCGTATGGTTGGAAGAATAGTTTGTTAATCACTTTGTAGGAGTGCATTTGACCCTCAGCAAAAGCAGGCAGGGTCTTTTTGCCTTCTGCAACTGCCTGTTGTTGACGAGCCAGTAGTAGTTCTCCTTCGGATTTACCATGCACTTCTTGAGAGTAATGGTCACGGCATGAGAGATAGTATGCACCCTCGTTCTCAAAGAGCATCACGCGCACACCTTCGGGGTAATCCTCAGCGTGTTGCCTGTGAAGGTCAATGAAAGCCAACACCATGTCGTTGACTTCTTCGGGGTTGCGACATACTCTTCGGAAGAATCGTGGGCGCAAATCAAGAGGCAAAATGTCCTCTCGTGCTACTAAGTCAGCCTGGCCTTCTAAGTCGCAGTCTATGACTGTCATTAGGCACTCTTCGGGCTTCATACCTTTGGATAGGTTGGAGAAGTGCTTGATAGCAAAAGTGCTTTTGCCTGCACCGGAGAAGCCCTGCAACTTCATGTGTCGTGGACGGACGCGAACCATAGTTTCACCTGTGTCACACGACGCCACTAAGTCAGCGTATCGCTGAGCCTTTTTCTTTGCAGTCTTCGCCGCCACTCAATCACTCCCAGTCATCCCATGAATCATCGGTGGAAGGTGCTTCGTGAGCCTCGTCCTTAGACTCGGTCTTCTCTTCTGTCTTCTCTTCGGTGGCTTCTGTTGATTCGGACTCACTGTCGTCGTCGTCCGCGAAGTATGTAGCCGCGTCGTCTGCCCCATCATCACCTGCAACGGATTCTGACACTTCGGGCTTCGGTGGGTCAACCACCACTAAGCCGACTGCGATTTCTAAGTTGGCCGATAGACCATACTCGCCATTCATCTTTGTTGATACCAAAGCGAGGATTCGGGAGTAGCGTCCAAAGCGAGATGCAATGTCCGGTGTAGTGATGCAGTTAAGCATCAGATTCTCTCCACTCTCGATGGCGTCCATTGTCATGGTCGAGTCGTCCTTGAGAAGGATTTTGCCGAATTGATTTCCGGTTCGTGAAGTCTGCACACCCGCATAAGAGACAGTAGCCTCAACGAGGCGGTAATCCTTCGGTGTGCGGGATATGTCGTCTTCAAGGTCAGCAATGGCGGTCACATCGTATAGGCCGCGCACTGTGTCCTCAGCCGATGCGTGTTCGTAGTCCTCTTCACTGAATGCAGTTAAGCCGCTTAGAGGTCTTAGGTCGAGCATCTCAGCGTCAAGATTTCGGCATGAGACTTGAGCCTTCCAGTTTCCACGCACGAGGTCGTCAGCCAATGCGGCGTCATCATCCCAAAGAGACATGGAGAACATTGCGGATTCCATAACAGCGTCGCCGTCTTCCATAACGGCCTGGCCGTAAATGAAGCATACTGGGCGTGGGTTGCCCTTAGCAATTCCAACGGTGCGGTGTGCTACTTCCCACACATCCATGTGGGCGGTGTAGGACTTCTGTCGTAGGATGTTCGATAGGTCGGTCAATACACAGTCGGTCACGAATCCTTGAGCGGCAGGTGATTTCATTCCACCTAACTGGTCGATTGTCTCACGAAGGTTGGGGTCATTCGCTTTGCGGGTGAAAAGTTCCATCACTGGTTTTTCATCCACGAAGATTCCATTCTGAATCCCCCTGTCAATGTAAGGTCGCAATCTCGTTTCAACTGATTTCGGCAATTTCTTCTGAGCCATATTCCAACAGACGGATTCCCCACCCTTATGAAGAGGACTGTCATGCCTCGTATTCTTCTTCTATATGCGTGTGCATTAGAGATTCCCATAATTCATCGTTCGCAGTATCAACAACCTTCGACGCTTCTTTCATTGCCTCGCGCACTTCTCGGCGAGCCTCTAATTCTTCGGTTGCGGATGAATCCCATTTCTTGTTGAACCATGCACCACCGCTAAACAAAACTGGTCGGTGTTCACTATCTCCGATAACTCCCCATAGAAGTGACTCCTTCATCTTCGGTCGAAAATACGATGGAAGGAACAGTGCGGACCAAACTTTCGCGGCGTTTTTGCCTGGACACCCTACGGAACGGAGTAGTCTGACTTGTTGAGCGGACAGAATCATTCCGTTTTCCAGTTTGCTCGAATCCAACACATCTCGATATTCTGAAATCAAAGATGGTAATTCGTCGCGGATTGCTTCGATGAATAATGGCGTGAGCGCGTATGAGTCCATCAGCCCCTCTCGTGATTTGACTAAGCGGTATGTCTTGTGACCACCACCGCGCCCACCACCACGACGAGCGACTTCGATAAGCCCTGCATCCTCAAGAGTTGGTAGGTGCTTATCTTTCAGCGCGCTCTTAGATACTGAGAAGGCGTGAAGGTTCAACCATTGTAGGATGGCGTCAACAGTCAGTCTTCGCTTTGATTCGTCCATAGCCTGCATTTGCATATATGTGTTCCATGCGTCGTCCGGCACACCCGATAGTGACGCGCGCAATACAATATCACACAGGAGAAGCCCGATGACATTATCCTCAATAGATGAGAGCAGGTATTCTCCAGTATCGTCCGTTTGTATCGGGCGTTGGTGACTGTGTAGTAATGTCACTGCGTCAATCACTGACAACACTTTGGTTATGTCACGCTGATGTTGCGCGCTTCGAGCAGGGAAGAAAGCCGCCAGTAGTGGAGCGAATATGTTTCTCACTTTTCGCTTTCTAAGGGTGAGCATCGAGGCTTGAAGTAAAGTCAAATCTTCGTGGACTACAAAGGACTCCGGTCGTGCCTTAGCAACGAGATGATTACTAACAACACTCGCCACTTTGTCTGATGAAGTCTGAGGGGTCATGAGTAGTTGTCTTGTCACCTGTTCTTTCTCACTGGGGTTGCGTGTTGTCAGCGTCACGAACGACGGTCGGCCACGAATTATGAAGTCGCGGGTTTCAATCTCACCAGTCATCTCGTTCTTCATTGGCGTCTTCCAAACCAACTCCTTATCGTCACCGGACATGAGCGGCTTCATGCGCTGAATGAAGGCGTATGATTCGTCCTTCTCTAAGACGATGATACACTTCCCGTCCACATTGACAATGAAGTTCCCGTCATCATCCACTTCGTCATAATCATACTTCAAAGCCTCACGAGATGCACCCGCTAATACCATGCACATGGACTTTGGAAATCCATTACGCGCGGTTAGAGTCATGTATGTTTTTCCAGCCGCCGACTGTCCTATCATCTCAAGGTTCAGTGGAGTTTCGGTTTTACAGGACAGGATAACTAAGAATGTCAGTAGTAGGTTTGCGTCGTCACCAACGAACGGCATATCTCTTGACTCGTGTAGTATATCGTTGACTCGGTCGAGCAATGATTCGTCAGTCATGAAGTCCGAGATGGTGGTTTCGTCCACGCCGTCTTCGGCCATCAGTGTGTCTTCCTCTTCCTTCTCACGAGTTATTGGAGTGGCGG